CGCAGGCAGTAGCCAAGCCATACGCCGTCTTCCAGACCGCCTACGGCTCGCCTGACAACGTTCTCAGCTGCCAGCCCTCCATGGATACATGGGGTGTGCAGGTGGACGTATATGCGTCCACTGTGGCCCAGGCACGGCAGGTTGCCCAAGCATTAATCAACGCCTTTGAGTTGGCAGGAATCAGCGATGCAGACACTGCTGTCCAAGTCGTCAACTACAACGGCGAGTTCATAGATGAAGACACCAATCTTCGGAGATTCAGTTTCACCGTTGAGTTCATGGCTCAGCGATAAGGTAAAATAAGACGGGCCGGATCAGGTGCTTCAACACCTGCCGGCCCTAACCACCACATGAGGACGCATGCAGTGACTGAAACGAATGCTACACCATTGAGAACATGCACCAAGTGCAAGATTGCTAAGCCCCATAGCGAATACACCAAAGTTTCAAGAACGGTAATCGGGCTTTCTGCGAGATGTAAGGCTTGTGCCGCTCAGTACGCCAGGGATAACCAAGACAGAATCAATGCCATGTCATTGGCGCTGTACCACAAGAACTACGCCCCTACTAAGGAAGCTAAGGCCAAGGCTAGGCAGGCAAGGATTGATGCTCCTGACAAGAAATGTTCCGGATGCAAGGCCATTAAGGCTAAGACCGAATTCGCAGATGTAAAAGGAACCTTGGATGGGAAGAGGGCTTATTGCATCCCGTGCAAAGCCTTGGAAAGCAGAAAGTACCGAGAAAAGAATTACGAGAAAAGCAGGGAATCCAGTAGGAATTGGGTAAAGAACAACCCAGAAAAGAAGCTAGAAAGGCAGCGTAGGCGTCAGGCTAAGATTAGTAACCGAGTCAATGCATCTATCAGCTCACGTATGTACAGCTGGTTCAAAGGCCGTAAGCAAACAAAAGGCGGAAAGACAAAAGAACACTTGGGGTATGGATGGGACGAACTAAAGATCCATATCGAAAAGCAGTTCCTTCCTGGCATGAGTTGGGACAACTACGGGGAATGGCACATCGATCACATACGTCCACTTGTAGAATTTCATGCTCAATCTTTATCTGATCCAATAGTCAAAATCGCATGGGGTCTAGCGAACCTTCGTCCTCTCTGGGCTGTTGATAACCTAAAGAAGAATGCGAAAAGACTATTTCTAATCTGACGCCACGCTTAGCGTCGATAACCAAGGCCCCTACACGGGGCCTTTTCTATGCCATAAACGTGGCTAACTTGTTGAAAAGTAAGGAGAAAATCTTGAAAAGTCAAGGCAGTGAGCTTTACGCAATTGATCCGGTTGGGTGCGTAGTCATGGATGTTGGCTGCGTCACCGAAATCAACGGAATCGACACCACCATTGAACAGAACGAAGTCACCTGTCTTCGTGATCTAACCCGGCAGTACGAAGCCGGTTTGGGTACGCCAGGCGCGGCAACGTTCGGCATCTACATCGACACGCAAAACCCCACGCATCTTCGACTGCTGGAGCTGAAGAAGGCAGGCACCAACTTGCTGTGGGCCATCGGCTGGTCAGACGGAACTGGCATCGATCCCACGTCCGGCACTGACTCTGCTGGTGACTGCATCTGGGTACTTCCTGGAACCCGCAGCTGGCTGACGTTCGAGGGCTTCATGAACTCGTTCCCGTTCCAGTTCGCGCAGAACGCCCAAGTGCTCAGCAACATCGGCATTCAGGTCAGCGGCGACCCCGACTTGATTCCCAAGACGGCCTAACTTCCACGGGGCGGGTATGGAGGCGGGTTTCGCCGTCCGTTTTCCGCCGCCCCACCTTTTTACCTAACGGCGAGCACAAATGGATATTCAACAGTTACAACGGATGGGTGTACTGGTCAGCAATCCGCTGATCAAGAAGACCATAACCATCAAGTATTTCCCTCTGAAGCCAGAGGAGACGTGGGAGAACCCTACGATTCCTGAGCGTGAGGAGGAGCGGGTAGAAGGCGATGTTGACTTCTGGATTCGCAAGCTCTCAGCTCTGGATAACATCGCACTCAATGCGATCAAGGATCCTGCCGAACGTGTGTATGCCGGCATCCAAAGATCAATATTCAATGAGCAGGGCGAGCTTGTCTTCCCTGACCTGGAAACCGCACGCTGCCTTGATCTGGAGATGTTCGCTCCGTTGCTGATAGCGATGAACGAACTGAACAAGGGTGCGTCAAAAAAATCTCAGCCGAAGACGAATTCTGGTGTGAACTCGGTTTCGCCTTCGGCCGCCCGGACCTCGAAACGCTCAAAGGCTCGCTCTCCCAAGAAGACGTAAACACCTGGGCGCAGTACAGGGCTAAGTGGGGCGGGTTCAATCTTGCCCAGCGCTTTGATGCGGGGATAGCTTTGCTGATAGCAAAGACCCGTGGCGGATCGCAAGCCGATTACATGAAGTACCCGATTGAAGAAGAACCCGAACCGTCCCTTGAAGGCATCAAGGCCATCCTGCAGGTTGCAAAGAAGGTGAAGAAGTAATGGCGTCTAGCAGGTCCCTTGGCACGCTCACGATTGACCTCCTGGTCCGCGCTGGGGCGTTCACTGCCGGAATGAATGCAGCCGAGCGATCGGCCAATAAAAGCCTGACGGCCATAGAGCGTCGTGCTTATCAGTTTGGCAGGACGCTTGGCAACGGCATCAAGATCGGCGCTGGAGTTGCTGTAGCAGCGCTTGGTGCCCTGACGGTTGCAATCGGCAACTCAATCAACAACGCCGATGCAATCCGTGACCTGTCCATTCGCATTGGCGTGGGGACTGAGCGTCTCTCTGAGTACGCCTACGCTGCCAAGCAGACCGGCACCGACATTGAAGGCCTTGGCCGTGGTCTGAAGATTCTCTCCAAGAACCTTGCCGAAGCTGCTGACCCTGGCAGCGGCAAGGGAAAGCTGTTTGAAGCCCTTGGTGTAGAGGTCAAAGACGCTGCTGGCAACCTAAAGCAGCTCGACGTAATCCTTCCGGAGATTGCGAACAAGTTCAAACTGCTGGAAGACGGAACGACCAAGGCCGCTTTGGCTCAGGAGTTGTTCGGCAAGTCTGGTCTTGAACTTACTGAGTTCCTTAACCAAGGGGCCCAGGGTCTTGATGAGATGGGTGCCAAGGCTCGGTCTTTGGGCATCATCATCTCGGAAGAGACGGCTGCCGCTGCGGATGAGTTCAACGACCGTCTTGCTGACCTTCGCGCGCAGGGGGCTGGATTCTCCAACCAGATCACTGCTGAACTGCTTCCTGCGCTAAACCAAACAGTAGAAGAGTTCTCTGGACTCATCCGTCAGGGTGAGCTGGCTTCCAACGTTGTTGCAGTGCTAAGCGCTGCCTTCAGCTTCGGTGTTGGCATCCTGAAGGAATACAACAACGCAGTAGCCCGCACCAGCATCGCGCTGGAGTTCATGGTTGAAGTTGGCGAGGCGGCGCGTAAGGCTGCTACTGGCGGCATCCTTGGGCAGTTGTCCGCTGCCAAGGATCTAAAGAATGCCGTTGATCAGGGTCAGAGCGCACTGGATGCGCTGGTATCCGCGCAGCAACGTGCAGATGCTATCGCAGCCAATAACGCCAATCTCCCCAGCAACTTCTCTTCTGGTTCAAGGCGCCGTGGCGGCCCTACTGCTGCTGACATTGAGGCAACTAAGGCTGCGACCAAAGCCAGCCAAGAGCGCATTTCTACAGAACAGCGCCTAGCCAAATTGCTTGGTGGCGATGGTGGGGGTGGATCGAAGAAAAAGGCTGGTGGTAAGTCCGACGCAGAGAAAGAGGCTGATAGCCTCAAGGAAGCGTATGAAAGGCAGAACGAGGCCTTAGAAAAACAGATAGCCCTATTTGGCCAGACTAGCGAAGCGTCCCAAGTTCAGTACCAGATTCAGACAGAGGACCTTTCTAAGCTTGACGCTGCATCAAAGGCATTTATCCAAACTAAGCAAGCGGAGGCGCTTGTTAATGCCCAACGATTAGATCAGATGAAGCTTGAGGATGAGCTAGGCGATGCTGCCAATAAGCGACTGATGGAAGAATCAGAAGCAGTAGCCACTGGCGTCAAGGAGACTGACAAGCTCATCGCGGACATGGAGTTCGAGCTTTCCCTGATCGGCAAGACCAATGCCGAGCGTGAGAAGGCGATTGCCCTGAGAAGCTTGGACGCCAATGCCACTGATGCTCAGCGCGAATCCGTTGCGGGACTGGTAGACGAACTCCACCGAGCCGAAGAGTTGCAAGGCTTCATTGACGACTTCAAGACTGGGTTAGCGGATGCATTTGTGGACTTCGCCACTGGGGCTAAGTCGGCCAAGGAAGCTTTCGGAGACTTTGCTGACTCTCTCTTCAAGAGGGCGCTTCAGTTCGTTGCCGACAAAGCTATCCAGGCCATGTTTGACGCCTTCAGCGGAACAGGTACAGGCGCAGGTGCTACTGGCGGAACGGGCGGTGGATGGCAGCAGTTCCTAGGCACCATCTTAGGTGCCTTTGGTGGTGGCCGTGCAGCTGGTGGCCAAGTCAACCCTGGCATGTTCTACCGCATCAACGAATCCGGCATGGAGATGGCGACGGTTGACGGAAAGGACTACCTGATGACTGGCTCAAAGAGTGGAACTGTTACCTCTGCTGGAAACATGGGGGGCGTCTCTGTGGTGAACAACTTCAAGTTCGCCTCCCCGACCAGCCAGCGCACCCAGGAGCAAGTCGCCCAGCGAATGGGCCAGAAGGTCGAAGAAATCCAACGGAGAAACAGCTGATGTTCTACCCGATAGAGCTGGACACATGCCCTGCTTACGGGTGGCAGCGCGGTCCTTTTGTTGACGTGCTGATCAAGCCCTTAGTAAGTGGTCGGGAGAAGAGGAAGCCCCAGAGCTTCCTGCGCAAGCACACCTTCATGCTGCCCTTTGCCTACATCACCGATCAGCAGTACCTGGACGACATCAACAACGCATTCATGGCCCTGTGCGGGCCTACAGACTCGTTTCTGGCTAAGGACTGGCTGGACTACCGCGCAGACGGCCAGGTTATCGGTGTGGCCCCGTCTGGGAGCACTCCGGTCCAGTTGGTCAGGACCTATACCTTCGGCGGGCTGGTAACTTATACCAGGCCCATCACCAAGCCCCTGCTGACTTGGCAGAACGACGACGGGTCTACCGGGGAATTTGAGATACGTTCCAACGGGGTAGTGAAGGCCGGCACATTGGATTCTCTGACAGGGTTATTCACTCCGACTAGCGGATGGAGCCCGGGCGAAACCCTGACATGGACGGGAGAGTTCCGTGTTCCAGTTCGATTCGACCAGATGTCCCTGCCCTCCACGATTGACAGCCGTTCCGGAGACAACCTCTTGGCCAACGGCAGCGTTTCCTTGATTGAGGTATACGGCGAATGAGGGACATCCCTATAGCGATGGTCCCCAACCTTCAGGACGCGGCCCCGCGGTGGGCGTTCGGGGTGAAGATCATGCCGGTTGCGCCAGAGGTTCCCGTGCTGGGGCTGACTAACTGGGATATCGATCTAGTCATCACCGATCTGGATGGTCCGCTAACCTACAAGTCCAAGCGCGGCTACAACTCCTATGCCTTGGCATCCACTGCTGATCTATCGGTGGACAACTCAGAGATGGAATTCCTCATTGCTGAGTTCGACGTGGACGGCATCACCAGTGAGGCCATGCGTACCGGCAAGTACGATGGGGCCAAGTTCATCCAGTACATGGTTAACCCCTACGACATATCCGCAGGGAAGGCGATCATCAGCTCCGGCTACGTCGGGCGGATGAAGAACATAGACGGCCTCACTGCCGTTCTGGAAGCCCGCAGCCTTACCCAGATACTCAAGCAGCAGTCCATCATTGAGATGGGGACCAATAGCTGCAGGGTGCGGGAGTTCGGAGACAAGCGTTGCGGATATCCAGTAGAGACGCTTTGGGATGGAGGGGAAGTGGACGATGTTGGGTTGGAGACAGACCGCGAGTTCACCATGATCGGCAGCGGCATATCCCAAGACGATAACTTCTATGTCCCCGGCAAGGTCAAGTTCCTAACAGGCGACAACGCAGGCAGAGAGTTTGAGATTGAGTCCTACGTCTATGGTGTAGTGACGCTGATGTTCCCGACCGACGATCCCATCCAAGCGGGGGATGAGTTTGAGATCCGTCCTGACTGCACGCGCCTTTGGGGTGCTCCGCTCACTGACGATCACAACTCATGCAACCACTGGGAGAACCGCCCGAACTTCCGCGGAGAACCTAAGCGCCCCGTGTCCGAGACGGCCCAGCTCATGAGCCCAGGTGGCGGCACCAGTTCTGCTGAGAATGATTCCACGGAGGAGGTATGAGAGCTATCGGTCCACAGTTCACTCCGGAAGAATCTGCTGAGTTCGTGCGGCTGGCAAGA